GGAAACCGTCTATCGTAGCCCCGCATGGGGAATGTAAAGCCTTCCGTCAGCCGGAATCGCGCCCGGCCGCGGCTATCCATAGGAGAAATTATGACAGTCGAAGAAAACAAGATAACATTCCCCTTCCTCATTACCGCCCTGAACACCTGCGCCATCGGCGGCAACCAGTTCGCGCAGAGGAAGCTGGCCCTGCTGAAGGACGACCCGGAAGGTTTTGCGGAGTGGGCTGAAAAGTTTTTGTCACACAAGGGACTGGGCTAGGCATGCCATGGCAAGGCAAGGGTCAAGGGGGTTTTACCATGAACAACAACATCTGCCAGAACTGCCGCCGTTGGCGGAAAACGATCTGTTTCCTCCACGGCATGGCGCTCGGGGACCGTTCGCGTCGTGCCTCGGGTTCTGGCGGAAGAGGGGACGGAAATGAAAATGAAAAATCTCATAAAAATTGAGGCCGCCGAGAAGATCACCGTGGCGGGCAAGTTGTTCGGGGAAGTCGCGTCCATGGCGCTGGCGGCGGTCGCCATCCCCATGGGGATCGGCCTGGTTGCCTGGATGATTTACAACATCTCCGCGAGGTGGCCTTATGCCGGCTAAAAAACGAGGCGGAAAGAAAAAAGGCAGCGTGACCTACAGCGATGACCACCTGCTTGACCTCTGCGACCAGGACGAAACGATGGTTGCATTTTACGCCCGGACGGGGATCAGCCCCATGACCGTCGCCCGGCGCTTCGGATCATTCCAAAAGTACAAGGACCGGGCGGCTACTCATCCCGTGCACGGGACCGGCCATGACACCGCCGGAAGCGGAGCCGACCCGGAGCCACAATCTCCTCCTTTGTTTGGGTTGTTGGTTCAATCGTCAACTGAGTCAGAAGGCGCAGCCGGAGACAGCCTCCCGAAAGGAAACCGGTTTTTCACCCCCCCATCCACGAAAGGACAGCCCATGAAAATACCCACAGGATTTGAAGAGCGGGAGGAAATCAAGGTCCCCCTGCCAGCCAGGGCGAAAACCATGAAGGACCTCATCGCATCGACGGGAAAATATCTGTCACGGGAACTCCAGCGGTTCCCCATCAAGCGGGGGCTGAAAACCCGCTGGATCACCACGGGGAGGATGGATGTCCGGCCCGGCGGATCAGTGACGTACCTCGTGTCCTACCAGGAACGGCTTGGCTTTGGAGATTAGGCCATTGACCACGGGTAAAGGGAGGGGAAAATGATTAAGATGAAGATCGACAAGGACGGAATTTTATGGCTCCGCAGGGGGAGTGATCTAAAAAAGCAATTCTGCTTGCGTATGGCTGCATGTTTGTGCGGAGACTATTGCTCTGGATTTGGGGAGCCGCAGCGTGATGTTGTAGACGATGGCGATATTTGCCTTACAATTTGCACCTGCCGCCTCTTTTGCAAACCAGACGAATTCCTTGATGAGCGAGATTAAGCGGCGGGTAGGTAATCAGGGGTTTGCCGCCTCGAAATCCAACCGAGGCGGATTTACCCTGACCCGATGTTTTTACTCTCTCAAAACCCCATGCACCCGGATAGTCAACGTCCCGTTTTTGGTGCTGTGGAACCAGAACCTCCCATCCGGGCTCAGTGGTATTTCTAGCGTCTCCGAAACGGTACTGCTGGCGTCGAAATTCTGGTAGGCGTAATAATCATTCGCCCCTCCGCCTACCGGCCGGAACGTCAGATAACCGGACGCACCTGACGTATCAACGAATGTGTAGCTGATTTTCACCCGCCCCAGGGCGATCCGGGAATAAGCCGACAGTTGGGGCGTCAGGTCAACCTCGTAAGGAGCCCCGCCTGTAATGGCCTGTGCGGAGACCTTGTTATAACTCAGCGTTCCGGTCTCCGTCACCGTCCAGGAGCCGAGAATGCTTGAGACAATCGTATTGACCCCTTCCAGCAACTGGTTTGCGTCCTCCTGGGAGTTGCAGTGCGGATTCTGGAATGTGTTGCCGCCCCGGAACTCCGTCGTCGAATCGATGTCAATCAGGAAATAGTCATTTGCGTCCCATTTATCGCCGGAGCCTCCCGAAAGCGTCATCGTAAGTTTGTCATTGATGGCGTTCCCGTTTTCGATTGCCGTCACTGTGGCGGAACTGCCGTCCGTCTTGTTATGGACGGTCATACCATTAGCAACGCCTAATTTAACAAAATCACGCCCTGCATTATCCACTAGGAACGCCTCATCTCCGCTGCCCGTGTGCCAACCGACAATCGGGCCACCCGCCTCAAGAACAGGCCATGCGGATGCAGAATAAAATCCTTCATAATAATTATGAATCGAGACATGCCCCCCGGAATTGTAATAATACTCTCCGATCCCGCCCGTGTTAGGCACTTCAAAAGCATTGTCCTGGATGGTGTTCCCGTGGGACCTGTAGGTGTCCACCCCGGGATCGTATAGGATCGAGATGCCATAGTCGAACCCCGAAAACTTGTTGTCCCGGATCGTGTTCCGGTTGAAGGCGTTTCGCCCGCGTATCCCGTAGGTCACGTCGTCGAACGTGCAGCGCTGGATGACATTGTAATAGTTGTTGTTGATGTCGATTGCGCAGGTGAAATCGTCAAACCTGCAGTCCTCGACCAGCAGACCGCCGCCGCTGCCGTCCAGCGCCCGGTTGTGCCGGATGGCGTAATCGGAAACGCCCTCTCCGGCCCCGTCGAAGTTGATGTTGCGGATCGCCACCCGAACGCCTGTCACCGCGATGACAGGATCGGCGTCTGTATAGGGGCCAACTTTGGTTTTTTGCGGAGCCACGCCCCGGAGGATCGTGTTTGCAGGGATGGTCACGTTGAATTTGTAGGAGCTTGACGTAAGCTGAGGCAGGACAACCTCCCCGCCCGTTGACGGAAGCGCCGTAATGGCCTTCTGCACGTCGGCGCTGTTGTCCGTTGTCCCGTCCGGCTGCCCCGCCGTCAGGAACCATGCGGCATTGATTTCAGGCTCGGCAGGCAGTTCCACTGTGCCGTCGCCCGCGAAGAACTGCGAATTCCCCACCGGGCCGAGGTTGTTCACCGTCAGCGTCACACCCGAGGCCACCGTCAGGATCGCCCCGTTGACCCGCAGCAGCCGGATGTTTTCCGGAACGGTCAGATCACCGCTCACCGTCTCGCTCTCATCCACGATCAGATCGCAGACCGTAGACCCGATGGCCGTCACCGCCGCCGCAATATCCCCGGCGGAATAGTAGATACCCTTGTCCATGGCGACCGCCTCCCAGAGGTTCTGCAGCGTGGCCTTCTGGGTCGCCGTGTAGGCCGAGTCCGTGACGATCAGCCAATCCCCGGCCGCCGGAGCGCTGTTTTCCGTCATCTCGCTTGTTTTCATAAGACGATCTCCTTATTCCACCGTAACGCAGGTCTGTTCCAGGCTCGCCGTGTAAACCCCGAACTCCTTGGCAAAAAGAGTCCCACCCGACATCCCTTTGACGTAAAGCTGCACGCGGTCCTTGGCGCTGACGTTTAAATCCTCGGAAACAGCCGTGGACTGATAGCCGGATGTCGGCAGTTCCAGCTCTGTGCCGCGTGCCACTCCGTTGATATACACGCGGGCATAGCCGCCCGCGTAATCGGAATATGCTTTGAACTTTACGCGCACCTCGCCGCCCCGGCTGAGATAAATCTCTTTAGCCTTGGTGTAGGCGGTGTTTTGGATTTGAGTCTCACCGACAGACACGCAGATAGGGTAATTCCCAGCGGCATATTCCGCGAGCTGCGAAACGGCAATGGCAGATGCGGAGATAGTCCAGGTCATGCCGTCATCGCTGACGGTGATGTCTCCCCGGTCGCCGTCCAGCACGCCCAGTGCCGCCGCGAACATGGCGTCGAAATCCGCTTTCGTCAGGTCCCAGATCGTCAGCCAGGACGTGTTCGCCTCGTTTCGCATTTTGAACAGATGGTTCGTGGTGTCAATCCAGGGCATCCCGGCAACAGGGTCCGAGGGAGCCGTCGCCCCGGACCAGAGGGATTTCACCGCCGCGAAATTGTTTTCGATCCGTTGCAGGGTCGTCGCCCCCGCCATGCTGCCGCTATACACATCATCGTAATAGGTCTGGCTCATGATTTCGCCGCCGCCTCCTTCAGTTCCGTCAAGGCTTTTTCCGCCTCGGCCTGTTTTTCAGCCTTCTGCAGGGCCTCGTTATTCTGGTATTTGGCCGTCTTCCGCAATATCTCCGCCTTGAATTGCTCGGGCGTCGAATAGGCGACAGAAAACCGCGTCATAACGACTCCACCTTCTAACAGCTCGACGTGCGCCTCGGTAATTTTCCCCCCCGCCTGCGGGGTGACGTTGGTGATCCTCCAATCCGTTGCCATATCGCAATCTCCTACGACCAATAGGCCGCCTTCATGTTGAGGGTGTAGAGGTACATATTGGATTCATAGTTCGGGTCCGTGATCGTGATCCGGACCTGGACATATCGCGCCGAAAACTCCGCCGCCAGCAGTTCGAATCCGGAAACGCTGTTAGTGAGATTTCCCGTGGTGTCGCCCCAATAGATCGTGGCCTGGATGACTCCATATCCAGCGTTGGCGAACAGCTCATCCCAGGTGGTTGTCGGGGTCATGACGTCAAACCATGTCGTCGTGGGGGACGGAAAAATTGAATCCCAAGTCGCCGCCGAGTTGATAAAATCGAACAGAAAATCCCCCCACACCCGGACGGTCATGATGGAGCCCAGGTCATATTCCGGCGAAAGCCATGTCCCGGTGAGCCCTCCCACGTCCTGCTCAACCTGGATCTGATAGCCGTCGGGGTCCGTCTCGATAGCCGTTCCGTCCTCCATTTCCAGCCAGTCAATTTCACTTCCGGAATGGCTGCACATCAGGGCGTCTGCGGCACTGTGCGTCGTGTGCTCGGTATTGTCGAACGTCCCAATGGCGTCATAATCCCAGGACCATTCCCCGACCACGGGGATCAGGACGTATCCCGGAGGATAATACACCGTCGCCGTGGCGGAAACGGGAGCCTCGGAATAGTACCCATTGTTCCCACGGGCCGCCATCCAGAGCGTATGCGTTCCCGGGCGGACACCGACGAACCGGAAGTTAGGGGTCTCATTGGCCCCCAGGTAGAGCCCGCCGCGCCATGTCGGCCCCATCCGCAGCTCATAATAGGCGATATCCGATTCGTTCAGGGGGTCCGCCTGGATGGTCATGGTGTCCCCCGCCACGACGATGGAAAAGGAGTTGATGTTCCCCGGAAGGGTTGTTCTCCCGACGACGGTCGTTGAGGTCGTGAAGGCGTCCTCATCGGCCTGCCGCGTCTCGAAGATGGAAACGGAAACCAACTTGAACGCGTAAACCTCCCCCTCCTGCACGGGGTCAACCAGGTAATCCGTCGTCGCCCGCGTCATGTAGCGGTAATCACCGGACTCGCCAACCCGCATCCAGATCTCGGCGTCCTGCCAGAACGGATACTCTTCCGCCGTCGGCCCCTCGAAATCCAGTTGGAGCCGGGTGAAGGTGCGGTCCCGGTAGTCGTACTGCTCCTCCGTGAGGCTCACGTTCCGCACGCTCGGCACGGCGGTCAGCGGCGTGATCAGGTTGGTGTCGTTCCACGTCCGGGCGGCGAGATTGTAAACATCGTCATAAAAGCGGATATCCTCTTCCTCGGCGGAAATATGAACGTCACCGTCGGGATCGTAGACGGTTTTTGTTACCCTGAAGTATTTCCCGGTCCAGCCGAACCGTGTGCTCGACAGGGTGATGAGGTCCATTGGGTCGAGCAGGAACAGCCTCTGCGAACCGGCGAAGTCGGCCTCCTTGTTCTGCCGGAGCCGTTCCAGCCAATACCAGGCCATCCGCTGGGCGTTCTGTTCTTCGCAGATCGACGGGATGTCCATCGTTTTGACCCGGTAGTCGCCGCCATCCGCCGCGATAAGGGACTGGTCTGAAAATTCGAGTGTATCATCCTGAAAGCCTTTCTCCTTGTTGAAGTAGGTAATCTTAATGGCGTTCGGCGTGTCGAACACATCCGGCTGGGTAATGGTCATCGACCCCGAAACGACATCCTCCTCGTCAATGGCCATCACGGCGGATTCGTAATTCATGTCCCGGTATCGGAGCTGAAAATCCGTCATGGAATAGATCAGCGCCCCGCGAAAGGCGGCAAGGATATGAGAGAGGTAGTCATCGGCGGAATAGTCTCCCGTCAGGGCGAAATCAACGTTCCATCCTTTGGCTGTGCAATAGGCCGCCGTGTCGATAAAGGAGGCGTCGTTCAGCCGGGCCTCTCCGAACCCCATGCCGCCTCGGACCGATGAGCGCGTCAGAAAGTCCCGCGCCACCCACGCCCCGTTGCGGGAGTATTCCGTCACCGTTGTATCGGCGTTGTAAACTTTGAGACCTTCCAGGTGTACAGTGATGTCTGGCAGTGCCTGGAAATAATCCATATCGAATTTGAGCCGCACATAAATATAGGCCGTGTTCCGGAGAGGGTCGCTCCACTCGGGGATGGCAGTGTGCAGCGTGGCGCAGACGTTCTGAGTTGGGGAGCCGTTGAAAAACTCGTAATAGACCCGGTTCCCGTAATCGGTATAGAGCCGATCATTGATAAAAAGCTGATCCACGCCGGCCACCTGCTTGATCCCCTCGATTTCGCCTTCGCACAGGGTCCCGATGAGGTGCAGGTATTTGTTGTCGCTGCCGCTGAAATTCGTATAGACGCGATTGATCCCGACGATTGCCTCGCCGTAGACCACCGGGAGGCGACGCACGGAATCGCAGGTGTTGAGCTTGATGGACGCGGACTCCTGCTGCGTCATCTTGGCGGCCTTCCGGGCGGACATGACCGAAGACACAACAGAAAAAGACATTGCGGCCAGGGAGATATAAGCGCCGTACGCCGCCCAGAAAGCCTTGATCGCCGCCGCTGCTCCGGCTATCGCCATAATTCCGGCCTCCTGATTTTCACGATTTCCCGCTTCCCAAGGGGCAGGATGCACACTCCGAGCTCATCGCTGGCGACCACCATCATGTTGCGGTTCCCGGCGTAGATCCCCGGATACAGGTTCCCGTCCTCATGCCGGACCACGCACAGGTCCCCGGCCAGCGGATGATCCGAAACAACGGGCTCGCCAAGCAGATCAAAAAATTCAAGAAGCAGGTCATTCGCCGCCGCCCGGTCCGCCAGATAGAAATCCGTGTAATTGTCCAGGGTGATCCCCTTATAGCCGTCGGGGAACGCACATCCCAGCTCAAGAAGATAGGCGCGTACCAGGCCGATACAGTCGTATCCGTCACCGCCCCTGCCGTTTACGGCATACGGCTTCCCGATGAACTGCTCCATGATCCGTGGCCCCGGCCTCCGTTGTTCCCGCATATATTCTCCTATCTCAGGGCTCGGGCAGGATTCCGGCCCCACCACAGCTCTTTTTCCGCCAGATCCGGGATGAACCGGAACCCGCCGAAGTTGTCCGAGCTCGCCAGCTTTTTGCAGCGGTCGTAGGATTTGTCGCACCATCCGGCTTCGCTGGAATAGCCGCATTCCTCCGTTCCTTTAAACGGCCACTGGCATGACGAAGACTGCATCCGGAGGGCCTGCTTCTTCCAGAAAATGCTTTCGTGTGTCAGCGTAATCGTGCAATCCGCATCGCCCGACAGCCACCAGCCGCCGCAAAGCCCCCGCCAAACCTCCTGCACATGCCGGGAAAGCTGCGTTTCCAGCCCCACCGCCGTCCGGGCGATGACCCCGAAATAGAGGCTCGCCGTTTTGTTCCGGACATCCTCGTTCAGCAAAAAGGCCGTGATCACCTGATCGGCGTCGTCGAGTTCGATCTCCACTTTTTCGGCGGAGACGGTCGCCCCGGAGGTGATGTTCCCGATCTTCATGCCCCGCGAGACATAGATGTTCCCGTCGTGGTAGGTGTCCAGGTCCAGATCCGTGTACCGCATGGGCGTAGTAGTCGCGATATCGAGCAGCCAGTACGGCTGGAACGATTCCTTCGCCAACTCGGCGCTGATAGCGGAGTCAAATGTTTTCATCCGTGCAGTCCCTTGAGCTTCAGGCCGGTGCGGAAGATCGCATCGGTGAAGATCCGCTTGCTCATCTTATCCTCTTCAAACCGGCAGCGGATTCGCAGGTAGCCCGTAAAATCGCAGGATAGGATCGCCCCTGCAGCCGGTTCCGTCGTGAACGTCACCCGGTCGGACGATTCCGATCCGCCCCCGGTGAGGATCGTCACAGCGGAGGTGGAAATCCCGTCCACGTAGATGGTCTGGGCGCTGGTCGATTTGCCGGGGAGGTCGAAGGTCTTCGTCGCCCCGTCGCCCACGCCGACATAGAGCCCGTCCCAGTCCCCGCTTTCAATCGTATAGAAATAGAACGCCTCCGCCGCCCCGTGGCGGGCCATGTAGAAATTCCAGAGCGTATCGATTTCCGTCTGGGTCAGGATGCTGAAGGTCAGGCTGACGTTGAATTTCGGGAAAATCCACTTCTGGCGTCGCTGCTCGGCGCCGGAATCCATTTCCCGGATGATGGTTTTCCACTCAGGGGTCAGCTCGTAGCCGTCCTGGGTGGGAGCGGTGGTCGGGAATGCCGACATGGTGCCTCCTTACCTCAACAGCTCTTTCATGGACCGGTTGATCCGGTTCCCCTTGAGGGCGTCCATGATCGGGTCGATGATCGCCTGCGGGGTCCGCTTGGTCATATCGTAGAAGGATTTCGCATCGTTGGCGGCGATGTTGATGTTGATGACGGGCTGCTCGTTCCGGGCGCTTTCGCCCCTCCCGGACATGGCCCGGCCCAGGGCGGAGGTCTGCCCCGCCGTGAAGACGCTTTCCCCCCGCCGGAGGATCGCCGCGTACTCATCCGCCGCGAGTCCGCCGTGCAGTCGGGGAGCCCCGGCGAAGGCCGCCGAAGGGACAATCCGGTAATAGGCCCGGTCTTCCCCTCCCACCGTGCCTCCGCCATGGAACAGAAGCCCGGAGGAAAAGACGCCCCCCAGGGACGATGCCCCGAAGGTCGATCCAGCCGCCGCCGTCGCGCCGCCGCCGAAGAGCCCGCCCAGGAGCCCCGCACCGCCGAAGAGCCCACCCAGGCCGGACATCATGGACTTGACGGCCATCTGAGCCAGCATGTCCGTGAAGATCCGGAGGATCGAATCCCCGAAGGACTTGAAGGCATCCCGTAAACTCTCGAACCGGGCAGTAATCACGTCGAAGAACATCGTTGACATGGTGCTTGACATGGCCCCCGCCAGGGAAGCCACGGCATCGCGGCCCGCCTTGAATGTGGTGATCGCGTTTTCCTGGAACTCCTTGAGCCCCGTGGCCCACCCCTCGGCGAATGTGCCGTACTTCTCAGAGTTAAGCCGGGCAAGCTCGGCCATGTCCCGTTCGTGCTGCGCCTGTTCCTTTGCCGCCGCTACGGCCTTCTGCCGCTGGTCGTTCGTCTCCTTCAGGACGGCGGCCTCATCCTTCATGTTCTTCACGGCCAGGGCGCTTGCCGTCGCCTCATCCAGCTTGGCCCCCTTGAGCCCGGCGAAGGTCTTCAGCGTGTTTTCGTACTCGATCTCGTTCTGCCGGAGCGCCGCCCGCAGTCCCGTCAACCCGGCGAGCTCGACCTCTTCGGAGGCCTTCCGGATGAACTTGTCCGCCTGTTCGACGAGACGGGCGTAGGCCTCCCGGGCGCGGTCCGCCTCGCCTTTGGCCTTCGACGCCGCACTGGACCCTCCGCCTCCGGTTTTCAGGCCACCCCCGCCCGTGGGGATCGCGGGAACCTTCAGGGAGTTGAGCAGCCCCGCTTCGGCCTTGGCCAGCCCCGCGACATCGGCATACCCGGAAACGGAGCCGCGCTTGAGCGCCCCGGTGTTCCAGTCGCGCTTTCCCGTGGCCACGTCGATGAGGTTCTGCATGGCCCCGGCTCCCTGCCGCCACTTGTTGGACAGGCTCCCGATGTTCATGCCGACACGGGACAGGGCGGAATTGATAGACGCCAGGGCGAAGAGTATCTTCCCGGGACCGGCTCCGAAGAGCATCCGCCCGACAATGCCCATCCCCGCCGCCGAAACGAGCTCCGAGGGCAGGGCGTTGTAGAAGGCGACGATCCCCTCCAGGGCCACGAGGGTCTTCCGGATCGCCTCGGGAGCCCGTTCCCCGGCGTTGACGACCAGCGTGGAAAATTCCTTCGACAGCGCGGCCAAGGCTTCCTGCGCCCTGGGGTCGGAGATTTCATCCTGGAGCTTTTTCATCACCTGGGTCAGGGAGTCCACCATCCCCGCCGTGGCCGGGTTGAAGGCCTGCCCCATCTTCACCTTGAAATCTTCTACGTAGCGGGAGAATGATGTGATCTGCTTCCCGGCGGTCGTCATCGCCGCTTCATACGTCCCGGCGATTTTCCCGCCCGCCTCCAGGGCGGCGTTCATCCGGATCTCCGCCTTTTCCGCCTCGGTGAAGGACTTGGCCGTTCGCCCCATGGCGGCGGCGGCCTTGGCGTAGCTGTTCTCGAAATTGACGTTGATACCGATGGTCCTCAGCATCTCGACCTGGGCGGACTGTATCCCGTAGACCAGGCGCTGGAATGCCTCGGAGGAATTGATGTTCCCGATGACGGCGGCATCCTGGGCCACCCGCGCCAGTTCGGAGGATTTCGTCAGGTCGAGCTGGGCCTGGGCCATCTGCGAAAGGGTCTGCCGGGACTCGATCATGGAGATTCCGGCGGACTGCAAGGCCTTGTCGAACGCCGCCATCTGGGCGCTGTTGTACCCGGCGTTCTGCCCGATCTTGTTCATGACGACGCCCAGCGTCTCGTGGCGGGCCGCCAACAGGCCCACCTCCTTCAGGAATCCGGCGGCCTGATAGGTCGAAAAGAACGTCGCCATGGCCCCGGCGGCCTTCTTCCATTCCGAAGAAATGGCCCCCAGGCTGCTCCGGGACTGGTTCTCCAGGTTTCGGAACCCGTTCCCGACGGAATCAAAGGCCTGACGGGTCTGGTCCAGGGCGGATATGACGAACGAGATTCGGCTGTCAGACATGATCTTTCCCTATCGTCCGGATGTTCCGGCTGCATGTGTCGCAATGGTCGCGCTTGGCCGCTTTGCAGGTCCGGCAGTATGCCTCGTCGGGGCTCTCCGGCCGGTCTTCCCCGCCGGTCAGGAAGGCGATGACCGCCTCGCGGAAAAGGACCTCGCGGCGGCGGTACTCAATCCAGGGCTTGCACTCCTCGAAGGTCATTTCCCAGAGGATGCCGTCCCGCTTGGAGATGTCCCCCCCGCAGAGGAGGACGACAAGCCCGTCAATGGGGTTGTCCCCGTCTCCGGCGGCGCCAGATTTCCCGCGACTCCCCCGATCCGTTCCAACAGAGAGGAGAGCGGGTTGCAAACGAAAAAATCCTCGATCACCTGGATGGCCGTTTCTGTGGACAGCGCAAACTCCAGGTCGTCGGCGACGGCGCGGAGGTCCTTGTCCCTCAGGGATACGCCCGCCGGATTCAGCACGACGGCGAATGCCGCTGGCAGCCGGTCGCCCAGGATCACGGCGAGCTGGCCCGCGCTCGCATCGGCGGGGACGGCCACGTCCTTGAGGATGTTGAGGAGCTGCCGCCACTGGCCCAGGACCAGGGCGGACTGTGTGTAGAGCGTTCCGTCGATGGTGTATTCCGGCATCAGATGGTCGCCTCCGCATTCTTCAGGGTAATGGTGATCGCCGAGGCGCCGGCGTCGTCGTCATAGAACGCCTCGAACGGCCCCTTGTAGAGGATGCCGCCCGGTCCTTCGATGATCGGCGTTTCCTTGGCGTAGTACAACTCCGGAATCTCGAATTCCAGGTACTCGTTGCCGTCCGTCCCGGCGCCCGTCCCGTGGGTATAGACGATCTTCAGGGAGCTTTCCGTTGACCTCATGGCCTTGATGTAAGTCGCCATCGATTCAAACAGACAGGTCATCGTGCCGGAGACCTTGACCTTCCCTTCGGGGAGCGTCCGCCGGATGCCGCCGCCGCCGATGACGAAATTGGAGGTGTCCAGGTTGTTTTCGATGCTTAATTCCAGGGTCGTCACGATGGCGACATCGGAGCCCCCTTCCTGCACCGTCGTGATGGTGAACCCGTCAAACGGAGAATGGCCCAGGTCCGTGATGGAGCTGTCCAGGGGCTTGCCTCCCAGGGTGCCGTCCGAGGTGGCGCTGCCGGGTGCGCTGTTGTTGTCCGTGATCGTCTTGTCCCCGGCGAAGGTCCCTGTGTCGTTGATGAGGATCAGCTTCCCCGTCGTGCCGGCATCGACGACCCCCTTGATCAGGCCGGTGGCGTTCGAGGTCGCTTCCGTGAGGGTCTTGCCCACGGTGAAGGCGGCCGTCTCGTCGTCGTAGGCCAGGGCCTGGGCCTCGTAGGCCCCCGAGAAATCGAAGGAGACATCCTGGAATCCCTCGGCCTTCGCCGTCAGGGTGAACTTGTTGACCTTGCATCCCAGGTAGAGAAGGTACCGGGAAAGGTCGCCGAACCCTTTCTCGAAGGTGAACGAGGGGACCTCTTCGTCAATCGTGATGACGTGGGTGTATGGAGCCGGTCCCCCGGTCGTGGCCACATCTCCGAGGAGGCCCTTCAGGAACGACCCCAGGGACGGGGCCAGCTCGGTTTTGATGGAACCGGCGACATCCCTGTTCCCCCGGACGGGCTTCGTCGGGTTCCGGTTGCTGCGGATGACCTGCGACGTGATGAGATTGATCGTCTCTCCGAGAGATTCCGCCGTGAAATAGCAGTACTTCAGCGCCGGAATCGCCGGGACGACGCCAAAGGTCGTCTCTTCCTGGAATGCCAGATAGCTGTTTGAACCCTTTGCCTGAGCCATGTTTTCTTCCTCCTTATGTGATGGCGGTGCGTTCCATGACTTCCAGGGTCAGGTCCGCCGTGTGATAGATGTCGTCGCCGAACTCACTTTCCTTGGTGACCGTCACGCTTTCGATCTGGATCTGCTTGTGGCTGATGGCCGTGCTGTTCAGCGTCCCGTTCGCCTTGAACGCCTCGAAGACCGCATCGAGGATCCCTTGAAAGGTCTTTTCCGATCCCCCCGCGTCGTCCAGGGCGTACACGCCGGAAATGCGGAACACATGGTTCCGTTCGATCTGCCCCTTCGGCCCCATCGTGACCTGCACGGCGGAGGTGGATTCCCGGTGGATCACCCAGCCGTTGACGATCCCGGCGGCGCTCATGAGGTTCCGGAAATCCGTGATGCTCCGGGCATAGCGTTCGTAGTCGTGGACGGCGCCGATGCCGCTCACCGCCGACAGGATGGTTTTGATCTGCGCCCGGATCAGTGCTTCGCTCATTTGCCCGCCCGATACCTTTCCATGTTCGACAGGACCTTCGTCCCGATGTTCCGCACGATGTTCCCCTTCTCTTGCTCATACACAGGCCCGACAACCGGACGCGGTGGGATGATGAGTTCCGTGGTGCCCTTCTTCAGCGGGAACCCGAGGCCGAAGGCCCAGCGCCGCGCCCGCGGCGTCAACCGGGCACGGAAGCCCAGAGCGTGCTTTTTCGCCAGCAGCGTCGTTTTCCCCGGCGATTTGCCGGACAGGAACCCGATGGATGATGTCATCAGGTGCGGGTCGTAGGAGTAGCGCGTCCCGCCGGCCAGCTTGAGCAACGGGTTCGACTTGGTGGACATCCGCTTGCGGACAAGGCCGCCGTCGTCCCTCCAGACCCGCCGCGCCTCGGCCCCGCGCCGGACCCCCTTGCGGGATTTCCGGTAGTTCTTCAGCCATTTCCCCTTGATGTACCTGTTCAGGACTCCGGTATGGGGATTGAGCTTCGGCCATTTTCCGCCGGGTCCGCCCTGGCGGATCGTGGCCTGGATGACGTTTTTCATCCGCCAGCTTTCGGACTTGAGCGCCGAATCGATGGCCCGTTTGGCGTAGGACGGATAGCGCTCCATCAGTTCCGCAGCCTCTTCCAGGCCGATCTCGCCATGCTGTTTGCCGATGTAAAGCTCCATTACGTATCCCTGTTCAGCTCGATCCGCCATTCCAGGCCGTCGTTGATCTTCTCCGCCCCGACGACGCCCCAGGTCTGCCCGTCGATCACGACGGTATCCTTGTTCGTCACGGCGGCAAGGTCCGCCACCCGGACAAACAGGGCCGCCCGGACATCATACGCCCCGGAGCCCTGGTACTGCTCCCCCTCGCCGTAATCGACCAGGGCGGGCAAAGATGAGGGCCACCTCCCGAAGGACGTATAGGTCACACTATCCGCGAACTCATCCATGTTGTAGAATGTGTCGAGGTCGTCCTGTATCGTCTCTTTAAAGGTCGCCATGGCTTAAATCACCTCTATCGTCGCCCGGCCTTCAAGTTTCTGGCCTTCGGACGTTTCGACCCGGACAACGACCGTGTAGATCTCGCCCGCCGTTCCGGCCTTGAGTTTGTAGCTGGCTTTGAACGTCCCCGAGACAATGGCGGCATCGGAAATCATGTCCGCCGAACAGTCGGCCCCGTATGCATCCTGGCACGTCACAGCCACAGAGGAAAGGGTTTCCCCGTCACCAAGGCCATCAAGCCCGTCTTCGCGCTCGAAATCGTAATACCGGAATACCTCTTCGTATTCGTATTTCGTGAAATCAGTCATATCAGAACCTTATATCTGCCGCCGAGGGGAGGTGTCCGTGAAGATCCGGGCCGGGGCGGTGTCCGTGAAGATCCGGGCCGGGGAGGTGTCTGTGAAGATCCGGGCCGGGGAGGTGTCTCCAAGCTCGGGAACATAGGCCGCCAGCGGTTCCTTCGCCGTGATCGTGTGCCGCCTTCCGGGCGTCCCGATGGCCGATAGTTGAGTTTTCGCGGCCATTACACAATCACAAATGTATCTGCCGCTGCTGGTGCTTCCGTAACAGCAGTGAAGGTCAATTTCTTTGTCGCTCCGTCATAATCCGTTATATCCGTCGCCTGGTTTGCCAACACTCCGCTTGTCCAGATGATGATCCGGCCATTGTAATGGTCATCAGTTGCCTCTGTCAACGTGGTCGTCATTTCCGTAGTCGACAAGGTTCCTGCTGCCGCTGCGCCCTCAACTATCGTTGCGGCACTCTTGTATATCTTCTCCAAGATCACCAGGGCACGGGCCAGATCGCCGCTTCCGGATGCTTTCGTGAGTGTATCGATTGCCTCCGCTGCTGTCTTTGTCAGCGTGAGGTGGCTGCCGACCGCCTCCATGGCCGCCTTGATGTCCGCAGCTGTTGGAGGCGTTACCGTGAGAGCATATCCGGTTTTGTCGTTGTTGGTCCCGACTGTGACCGAGAACCCGAAGTCCGACAGTGTGCGGGTTGCATATTCCCAAACCTGTTGAGCGGTAAGGGTTGATAGGCCGCTCTGGATCGAAAGGACCGAAGGCACTGCCGCCGTAATGCTGGCCTTCTGCAATGCGTTGAAATCATCGGCCGCTTTAGCTACCGTGGCGTCCTTTGCAACCGTCGAATCCTTAGCCATATCTGCCGGAGCGGCTGTCGTTGCTGTCTTGATCCCAGTTGAGGTAAGCAGGGTATTGAGTGCTGTCAAACCGTAGGTCGCAAACTCATTAATCGCTGCAACAATGGCCTGAATAAATGTTGAGGACTTTAGAATTAAATCACCACCATCCGCAGCGAGTTTAAATCCTGTCTTGTCCGAACACGCGATTGACTGCCCTGCTGTAAGGTCCACCGTCTGATTGATTTTGGTCCCGTTAGTCGTCGGTACTCCGTTGTTTTCCCCTGGTGCACCAGCAGCACCCACGTTTGCCAGGATGGTAACTCCAGCCGCACAGGTTACGGATTGCGTTTTGATGGTTTCAACGTCCACCTTTGGCTTTACCGTTCCTCCGGCATAGCCTGTTCCATCATAAGCAAGTTCCAGGTTGTCGGCTGCATCCGAGTCACCGGAAATCTGTGTTACGTTGACATTCGGAAGAGTTGTCCCGTATTTCCAGTTGTAGTATGGAACGCTTACCCACTGAATCTCATGGAATACCGTCACATAGGTGTCCGTATCCTCGATTATCAGTGTCCCTTTGCCGTAGCGGTTGTTATTCGCAGCGGTCAGCTTCAGGTAGTACATCCCTGCATCGTCATTGGTAATATGGACAAGAGTGTTTGTGCCGTTATTGCCAGCAACAGAGTCCAACACCACCGTTGGGGCTGTCTCGTCTGAAGCGCCAGCTATCAACGTGATCGCACTGTTGGCAACGGTTATGGAAAGCTCCGGCGTTATTCCATCTGTCTTGTCAAGGAACGGCCCAACGGGTATATAGAGGGCTGTGTTTGTCGGAATTTCAATAGCCATAGCAACTTGTCCTTAGAGAAACTTTACGATATATCCAAACCTATCAACCGTTCCAACCGCTTCATTATGCATGGCCTTGTAAAAATCACCCATCGAGTTGACAGCGTTCTGCATAGCAGTAATATCCGCTTCGGTCATCTCGCACCCGGTGAAAATCGGGAGTGCAAGAATCTGCGCCGGGGATAATCCGTAGGTCAGGTCGTAGAACTTCTTGTAGAGAATATAGGCATTGTCCACGGCTGTCTTCAGGTTGGTTGCCTTGTTGAATAGTTCGCTTTCCCATTCACTGAAACCCATTTTTCCTTGATATGCCATGTTCTTTATCTCCTTCTTCTGTAAATGCCTTGGACTACGGGGATGGACAGGCCGGAGGCAGTATCCTCATAGACTGCATACAAACTATATGCGTGCGTCTGATCTGTATGGGTATGCCAAGCAGTTGCGTTGGCAGGCCATGTCGGATAAGTCAAACCAGTAACATATATAGCCGTACCCGTACCATCTTCCGATCGAGATGGAGCAAAATTATATTCGCCTACAATAAACGCCAGCCAGTAGTTTGTTCCTCCGTTTACTTTCGGTTTTGTACTACTATAGGATGCTGATAACTTGGCTTGAGTATTCCCTGCTGATATTTCTCCGGAATCGCTATTTGCAACTATTATTGATGGATGTCCTCCTCCGCTATCATCTTCAAATATTGCAAGGTGAAGCTTACTATTGTAATTTGAAGTTATGTTGCCCCCATAGATACCAATCTCGGATATGTTTTTTTCTCCTGTCCCTGGTACCTGGAACATTCCCGCAACTGCATACCCCGGCGGCATATTCCCTTGCGTAGCCCCATACCGAGTATCAGGACTGACTGTTAAAAATCCATTCCCTGCTGCCATCTACTCACCTTCTATCCTTGCACCCTGTAATCCTGTAGGTAACGATTTTGTGAACCCAAAAGGGCTTGGCGCAGAACACCCCCACACATTGCAAGCCTTAACGTTCCAGAGATGCGTCCCTTCCGCCACCGAGGACATATCGTACTTGATCGACCCATCCGCTTCAGCAGGAGTCTTAATGTCCGTCTGCCCACCTTCCTGGATGATGTACCACTCAACTCCCCCCTGAGGATCACAGACCAGAAAGGGGGCTGCCCACCCTGGAGCCGATAATAGCAGTATCGCCAAAACACCAATAATAACCTTACGCATTACTTACCCTCCTGACTATGCTTGTTC